GCATACTTGTTGATGGTGTCTTTATTTCCATCAGCACTCACGCTTCCAATGTTAATGATTGTGCAGTTTCTATATTTATTTTGTTCGAACAACTGATATAACAGATCAACTTGAGCATACGCATGATACGCGTTATTGATATAGACATCAAAGTTTTCTACTTGAAAAGGTGTGATATCTTTTGAAAGATCGTGTCCGTTTGATCTACTAAGACCTATCGTATGGTGTTTCTCCGATAGTCTATCGTATAGAGTCTTTCCAAGACCACTAGTATGACCAGTTACTACTACCTTCATGTTATACTATGTCTTTCAATATCACACGCAACCATCTCGCATATCATAGACTCAAATGAATACTTAGGTTCCCAACCGAGTAGTCTCTTTGCTTTATCTGAGTCTGCGTGTAGGCTGTGAAGCTCGTTTGGTCTTTGGAATTCGTTATCGGATATAACATAGTCTTCCCAGTTTGTTATTCCAGCAGACAGGAATGCGATCCTACACAGATCCCTTACGCTGTGCTTTACTCCTGTCGCTATGATGAAGTCTTCAGGGTTGTCCTGCTGCAACATCAACCACTGAGCACGGACGTAATCCTTCGCGTGACCCCAATCGCGTTCTGCATCTAGGTTACCAAGAACGATCTTATCACCCTTTCCAGTTACAATTCTTGCGACGCCGTCGGTTATCTTTCTTGAAACAAACTCAATACCACGAATAGGAGACTCGTGGTTAAATAGAATACCTGTGCAGGCAAAGGCATCGTAGCTCTCTCTATAGTTTCGTGTAATGTGGTATCCATAGAGTTTAGCAATACCGTATGGACTTACCGGTTCGAAAGGAGTCTTCTCTGTCTGTCTTCCGTCTATATTACTGTTTCCAAACATCTCGCTCGTACCCGCTTGATAGAATTTAGTGTCGGGTTTGATACGACGAATTGCTTCTAGACAGTTAAGAGGACCGAGAGCATCAACGTGAGTAGTTACATACGCAAGTCTCCAAGAACCGCCTACGAAACTCTGGGCTGCGAGGTTATAGAACTCATCCGGCCGAACTATCTCCATCACATCCATTAGACTGCATGGATCCGTAACATCTCCTACGATTGTCTTAAGACCCTTACTAAATAGATCTAGAAACTCTATGTTGCTCCAATTCGGACTCGTGTATCTCTTAACGACTCCGTATACGACGTAACCTTTTTCTAGCAAAAAATCGGCGAGGTAGCACGCGTCCTGGCCAGGGAATCCTGTAATCAGCGCAGTCTTCATTTTATATTCCTTATTATATCTGCGACCATGTTTATATTATCGTCTAAGTTGACACAGTCGTTTCCTATAAAGAATCCATTTTCATGAAGATCGTCCGCGCCTTCAAATGTTCCAACACTATCCCAGTTCAAAAGATTGATCACTGGGTTCTTCATAAAGTTTCCTGCCACGATCGGTCTCGTTTCTACCTCACGTTGTGTAAGAACTTGAATGACTTCTTTTCTTCTTCCCTTTAGGTGTCCTTCTAGGACCAATCCAAAACCAAACCAACTACTGGTACCATGCTCGGATTGTAATCTAATACCAGGGACGTTGCGAAACGCTGCTTTGGCTGTAGTTGCGTTCTGTCTGCGTTTCGTCATCATATCCGGCCACTTTCTGAGTTGTTCTTGCCCAACAGCACCACTCATCTCAAGCGGACGAACGCAATAGCCAGGAAGAACGAACTTAAAGCTATCCTCGAACGGATCGCCAGTTTTCTGATGTAGAGCACTACCTTCAGACATATCACGTATCCAGCCATGTGCTCTTAGACTCTTTAGGTACTCGTATGTTAGGTTGTCGTTCGTAAGAACCATTCCGCCTTCCATAGTCTGCATGTGATGGCTAAAGAAGAAACTGAACGTACCCATCTCGCCAACGGATCCACAGAATGATGAACCTTCCCAAGCTCCTAGACTCTCACAGTTATCCTCAAGAAGAGCAATGCCGCGCTCGTCGCATATCGTCTTAAGTTCTTCAAGTTCTGCTGGGTTGCCTAATAGGTTAACAACAAACACCGCAGCTGTCTCGTCATCTATCGCGTCAATCACCTTCTTTGTATCTATATTGAATGTGTTAGGATCCACATCAACGAAGCGAAGCTTATAACCCCACTGATGTACTGGGAAATACGTTGTGCTCCAACTCACCGCAGGAACAATGATGTTTCCTTTATTCTTGTACTTAGGATTGAGAGCAAGCGCAGCAAGTGCTATTAGGTTAGCGCTACTCCCACTATTCGTCATGACTGCGTATTTACTACCGAAGAACTTGGCAAATTGTTTTTCAAATTTCTTAACCTCTTCACCCATAGTATACCGCCCGCTTGCGATTACACGATGAATTGCGTCTATCTCTTCCCGGCCCCAGGTGTCACTCGCAAGTTTGTACTTCATTTCATACTGCCCTTCCATTGTGTTATACTATTTATGAATTTAAATGTTTTCTTGTTCGTAATTTCTTCCATTGTAAACTGCCCCCACGAAAGACTTGCAAATAGTTGTGTTCTTTCTTTTTCTTTCAATTTTTCCAACTCAGAAAAAGAATGCGTTAATGGATATGCTGCGCAGTATCTTTCACATATGACCGGTATACCTCTTTCCAAAGCAGTAAGCGCAACCGCACTGTTAAACGCGACGACACAATACGCATTATTAAGAACGTTATCAAGAGATTCATCATAATGATATTTTTCTGTATTTTTAGCAGTAATCATTAGATTGTCCATAACTGGACCAGACTTTCTTCTAACTACTATTGGCCTATCGGTGTACTCTTTTATTTTTTTAATCGTTTCGGCTTCCCAATTTGTTTTATTAAATACTCTAGCGACAGTATCACTAGGCGGAAAAACAACAATATTCTGTTTCTTATTGAAATTGTATTCTTTAAATTTAATATCAAATAGTTTCAAACGTTCGGCGTCAACATTCGGTAATATAGTGTTTTGAACAAATCCATTCTTTGTCACTCGCATCCAATTTGGATATTTGTAACCTGGATTAAAGTATGCATGATCTATATAATAAAAATTAAGATTATCACGCAAGGCCATGTTTAGGATATGCGCGTTTCCTCTTAATAAGCCTGCAAAAGCTACTGAGTTATAGCCAGGTAATAGATTTTTAACTTTCACTTGTGAACTTTGGCTCTGAAATACTTGATGCCGCGTGTAAATTATTTTCGCATCACTAGAATGACCGAATGACTTGACATACGTGTCTTGATCTTTTTTTCCTGAAAGAAATGCGCACATCATTTTACTTTATTCCAGTATTCTGTGTTTCTTTTTACGACTAGATCTTTCTTATTACTAGTCCCTTTCTTTTTACGAGGACCCTTCATATGGTCCATAAACATACCAAGCGGGCCGTTAATAAAAGGATGATTGTTCTTAATCGGTGGACTTAAGTTATGCCAATGCTTATCATCAAACTTAGTCTTTGCTGCATCGTATGTATGACAGTCCGTCCACATATCTAGTTTAAAGATACTATCGTCTAAGTAGTATTGCTTCCACGAGTTTAGAAAATCTAGAGATATATTATGATTAACGTTAAAGATGTGAAATCCGGTTTCAGTGTACATCCAAGGGCGAGCTAAATAACCGGCAAACTTTTCTTCTGGGCACCAGCTATAGATATCATTAAGAGTAATAGCCGAGTGTGTTCTGCTATCACCATCTAACCATATAAGAACATCCGTTTCGTTTTCTTCTAGAAATTGAAACAGCGCAAACACTTTGTGACTAAACCTAACAGCATCGTATCTATAATTCTTTGCGCCTTTATCAGAATTCTTTCCGAGACCGTTTGCTTCAAGGTTAATAGCATGTCTCTCTTTAAATGCTAGTAAGTCCTTTTGGTTTAGAATCTTATATGTAACACGCGGATCTCGAATAAGTTCGTTCTTTGGTATTGGATCATCCACATAGACTGTCAGAAGAGTTTCCTTTGGCCAATACTGAATAAACCCGTTTATAAGCAAAGCTCCGGTTTCTCTAAAACCGCTAAGGTTATAACATGTGACTGCATTAATTCTTTTCATATCTTACCTAGTTTCTTAAAATATCTTAACACTTCGTTCCATAGAATGCCATCTTTTATGTCTTGGATATTGTAGTGAGACATAGATATCTTTTGTATCCACTGAGTTCTATCAATCATAGAAGGATCTTCTAGCATATCTAGTCTTGTGTTTCCAACATCGTAAGCAGGACTTCTCTTATGATCCAGATCCATTATAAACACAGGAATTCCTTCAATAACACTCACTGCACCAGGAGAACTGTTATAAGTAATAGAACACCATGCATTCTTTAAGTCTTCCAGAATGTGCTTGTTTTTGGATACTGTTATGTTATCTCTTTCTAATTTTTGAACATATTCATCCATTAGATGAGAGTCCGTTGGGTGTAATCTAACTACTATACGACGATCGGTATATTCTTTTATTTTATTTATTGTATTCAGACACCAGCTTAAATTATGTTCGCCTTTCATTGTCCAACCGGAATTCTTTTGCATAAGGATTAAAACGTGGTCACCCGTCTTTCTCCAAGGCTTTAGTATACACCCAGTATTTTTACTTATGTTATTCCATCTGCCTGGATCTATCATATCATCAAAGTAATACCCGGTGTTCGCAAATACGCCGTCGATACTATATCTAAAATATACATTTTTACTTAAGTAGTTGAATATATTTCCGTCTACCGTAAGAACGTGTTTCTTATGTTTAAACTGACGTTCTATAACTCTTCTGCGTAATTCATTATGAGGCGCACTACTACCGCTTTTCATCCATCCCTGTATGATTGCCAAGTCACAGGAATGAGTGTTGTAATTATTTAATATAGAGCAATGAGGAAACGATGACCTTATAGCTTCAAACCTATCATCTACACGATGAGATTTAAGAGTCCTATAAAATATGGATGAGGTAATCATACATTACCTCTAAGAGCAAAGATATCATTTGTGAAGAAGTTCTTAAAGCAGTAATCTCTCTCCGCTTCAAAGTCGTGAGCTATACACTTTCTTCTCTCGTGCCAAGAATAAGACTTCTTCCAGTCAAAACCATACACTGATACTTTTTTAGGATTCTGTTTTGAAATATAGTAGAGGACTCTAAGACCCGTTGAAGATTTCTTTGGCAAGTTACCGTCTAGCTGCTTTCTATCTTCATCAGAGAACACTAGATCCACCATCTCTATAAATTGTGGGGATACGTCTATCGTATCCATCTGCATCTTGCGAACGTTTCTAGTATGAGGTTTATGAAAGAAAGGATGGTTCTGCTTTGCATTCTGCATGCACCAGACATTAAGACGATTTCCCATGGTCTTGGTGTATTCAACAAACCGGTATCCTCCGCGATTAATGCGGACTACGACCTCTGCTTGGTCGATCTCTTTACCGTAATTTTGTTGAATAAGAGACGCGGCGTTTCCAACGACGGCGACTGTCTTTCCTTCAAACCATTCTTTCATAGATTAACTCAGACTTAGATAATAAAAAAGGAGGACATAATATCCTCCTATATTTATTCAAATGATTCGATTAAGAATTAGAACTTTTTGAAAGCTTTGGTTTCTTTCATTAGATCATCGTAATAAGCCTCATAAGCAACGGCATGAATATCACCGCGAGTGAGACCAATGTCTCTAAGCTCGTAGTCGCTAAGCTTGCTGAGTTCTTTATATGTTTTGCGGGCAGATAGCCTATAATCTATCTTATCTGCTTTTGACTTAAACAAACTTGCGAGTCCAGAAAAATCTAACCAATCAGAAACGGTCATTACTACTTGAAACATTTATATCTCCTATGTGTGTATGTATAGTTAATTGTTCATAAAGTTATGATACTATCAATTAACTTATTGGGTTTCGGAGTATTTATAAAGAAAAACTTGTGAAATAGGTAAATAAGTGTTACCTATTTGGAATATCGGATAGTCAGATATGTTATAGCTTAACGTGTTACCTCTTCCCAGTCCATAGAACCGTAAACTTCTTCTGTGGCTGTAGATGCCGATACTTCAAGTGTTATAGCTCGAGGAGTTCCAGTCAATCCGTTTCTTTTTAATTGGAACTTAAATAAGGCTTCTTTAAGAATATCTGTCGATACGGTTGCTTGAACTGCTGACGTGATATATCCACTAGCTAACACTTTACCACCAGAAGCGGCGGTTCCTATCAATGTGTATTCAACTGCAGAATCTGCGCCGGCATCTGTCCAAGAAGATGTCGTAACTGTAGCGTTTTCAGTAATTCTCCATTCGTATATACCTGTACCCACACCCATTACTGAAACCGCTGTTGGGATGACTACTGCGTCTAACGCGGTAGATTTAAGTCTTATTGACACCACAGGGTAGTAAGTTCCTGCTGTTGCTAATGACTTTGTTGCAGTGATTGGAGTGCCGATGGATTGTTGTGAACCTCTAAGTTCGTAACCACCTTCAGATATGACCGACGAACATATCTGTTTAAGTGTACTTGAAGAGCCTGTTGCATCGTTGTTTCGTATCTCACATCGAAGTGGAAGCGAAGCAGTCGTCATATATGTTGACGTAATACTATTTGCATGGTGAAAACTATGAACGTGTACAAATTGACCATCTATCACAAACCCGCATCTAACACTACCGACACCTAACCATTCTATGTCTATGAACATAATCTGCGCTTTAGATATATCTAGAGTAAATCCTGAAGGGCCGAGGCCGTCCAAATTATCTAAGTTCCAATCATCTTTGTGAACTCGAGTATTAATAACATTTCCTGAATTATAAGATCTTCTTACGAAATACAGATCGCTTCCATCTAGTTCTAAATATATACCATTCTGCTCGCCAAAGTATCCAACTCTCTGACGAAGATTTTCTTTTGCTTCGTTCATTACGAATGTGTTTAATATCTGTAGTGATTTACCTGGTTGGTAAGAAAGTACAATTGATGTTTCTCTTATCACTTCAGAATTTGCTGTCGCGTTAACAGAAAGATTCATAAGACCTTCGTTTGCAGAAAAAGTTGCAGATCCGCCGGTATTTGCGGTGTCCCATAAACCATTATCTCTATAACGATGAGAAGAGTCAAACACAGTAAACGGTGTAGAAACTCTTGCTCTACCGAATGCATCAACAGCCATTCCTGAAGGATTCGCTGGACCAATGTTATTTCCGTATTGGTCTGCAAGCATTACTACTTCAAAGAGAGTTTTATTATTCTGTAGATACTGATACGTACTCTTATTATACTGAGCCATTTAACGTTGCCATCCCTTTATATACTCTGGAGAAAAGTTCGCTTTACTAAACTCGAGTCTATCAACAAGTTTAACTGCGTTCTTTCCAAGTTTATCTATTGCAACAAAACCTTCCTGCTCGGTTACGCTATATCCGTCGGCTGTCTTAAGGAAGGTGCCAACTCTCTTTGCCT